TAGGGGAGCATCATACTTCCCTAGACCACGTTCCTTACGAGACTTCTTTTGTGTTGCTTCTGTCATGTGTATCTCCTTATGCTAAGTTGATTAGTTGTGCTTCTGTGTATGGAATATGAAAGAACTTTTCTCCTGCTCGTATGTTCCTGCCCTTGGCTTCTTTCAAACGATCCTCAGTCATCTGTGTATCTTTGATACGCCATGCCTGTGTTAGATCGTGACTGAATACGTAAAAGTTTAATACTCCTTTGTCCTCTTTATACATCTCAATCAAACGTTTCTTACGTTCAGGTACACGTATCTCTGTGAAGCTAGTAGGCCACTCATCTTTCCATGCTGTCTTGACTTCTGCCTCACTGTAATACGTGTACCCATCTTTAGTCGATACAACGTCAACATTGTAATCCTCTTTAATGTTGTTGACCTCGTGACCAATATCAACCAAGTAATCACGTAGTGTGTCCTTGGCTGCTTTGTCATACTTGTTGTACCATTTCTGGCTGAAAGGATGTTTAATCATTTTCTGTGTCATGTGTGTGCTCCTTCTATTATGTTATGTCTACTATTTCACAAACATCACCAGTACAGGCAAATGTCTGACTTGACTTGGTGCTATCTTCTTTCTCGTATTCGGATAGCTTAGACCAATCAATTGCTTTCGGCATGTGCTTTAGTAATGCCTGATATTCTATCTTATCACAATCCTGATATGGTGCTTGCTGATATGTATGATCAGAGTGTGGCAAAAATGACACACCTGACATCTCATCAAAGTGTTCATACACAAATGAACCCACAGCTAACCATTCAGAATCACGAACTGTCACAGTCACCGATGGTTTGTGTTCACACCAGTGTCGTTGATACATAAGCCATGTCTCTAGCTGCTCAATAGCTGAGAGATCGTTACGTGTAACTGCTTTGTTAGGTGACTTTACAGGGAAACTAAATACCGTAGTTGAGTCATTGTTAAATACACAAGGCTCATTGGGTATTCCCTGATCTCGCATCATTACTGTCAGGGGATCGTTGTTGTCACCCCGTACTGTACGAATGTAGTAGTTACTGTGACGTGCATGAATCCCACTGGCAGAGTCTACAAGTTGTGAAACTGTGCCTGATGGTTTGTTGCACGTGATTGCTGTGCTCACATTGATGCCTAAACGTTCTGCCCATTCAGCATTTGTGTCCACTGCAACCTGACGTAAGTGCTCAAGAGTTTTATCTAATCCCCTATTCTTTGTTGTCATCAATGGGTTATCCATTACACCTGTCAATGATACACCAAGTAAACGTTCTTCTTCTGTGTTACGTTGCCACATCTTACGCAGGTAAGGAAACTTAGTGTAGGTAGACTGTACCGTTCCAAGTATTGTAGCAAGGCGTACCTTTTCAGATAGAGTTTCTATAGTGTCTGTTCCTCGTACAACTACTTCCGTTAAGTTGCACACCTGACCACTACGTAAAATTATTTCACTGCATGGATTGGTTCCAAACTCGTGATTAGGATCACGTCTACCGTTCTTAGCTGCTTGCTTCTGTGCTGCTTGGCGATTGTATACTCCACGTTCACCAGACTTAGACTCAACCAATGAGATCCATTCACGCATGAATGTTTCCATGTCAGGTTTCTCTGTATAACTAACACTGTTGTTAGCTAGTGCACGATGTGCTGCCTCGTTCCACCATTGTCCTGACTTAGCATGGCGCATACGATCATCAGACAGGTTACTTAAAGAGATCATAGCTGAACGTCTTACGCCACCTACTACAACTATCTGACCAATGAAACACATCATGTCATGGCATTCTAGTGAAGTCAACTTACGGTTCTGAGCATTCTTGAATGTCTGCACAGTGAAGTTAAACAGATCTACCAACGGTGCAGGGCCACTTTCTCTACCACCAAACGTCTTGAGTCTAGCACCTGCAGGACGAATCTTTGATACATCCCACTTAGGAATCTCACCAGCCCAAAGGAGTGCAAGCAATTGACGATAGGCTTTAGCCCAACCTTCTTTACTATCCTTCACAACGATTGTGGTATCACTGTCGAACAACTCAGGAACTTCAGGAAGCTTACTGATGAACTGCCTCTCAACACTGAAGCCTACACCTGTGCCACACAAGAGGATGAACATAGCTTCATCGAAGGCTACAGGACTATCTACATGTAAGTATGAGCAGTTGTACATACAGATGTTATCTCTCTCTGCTGCTGGACCTGCGGTCATCATAGCTCTCATGCTAGGCATAATGTCTAGAGACAAGATAGCCTGTTCTATATCATGTGCCACATTAAAGCTGGCTTCGTTTTCTCCACTGTCTATTACTGGCTCTACGATATTGTCCATATAACGATTGACTGTTTCACCCCATGTCTCCCGTCTGCCTTCCTCTTCTAGCCAACGTGCATAACGTGAAGTGTGTATAAATGCTTGGTAGTCTGTAGGTAAATAATTGTTCATGCTCACTCCGATACTATTTTTATTGATCTAATCGACATACCATCTATGTCGTATATGTATTCCTGCAATGCCTGACGAACTTCATCATCAATGAATCCATCCACAGGTACAGGATATTCTTCCTCGTCAATCTCCAAAGTTAAGAATACTTTGACTATCATCTGTTACCTCAATTAATTTATTCAAATACCACTGTGCTTTTTTCAGGTCTTCGATACCGTTTTTGTAACGATACCGCCATAAATATTTTAGTATGTTACCCTGTAGGTAATACTCAAAGCCATCACCAGTAGCTGCACGAATAGCATCAACGCATTCAATACCTGCTTGATTGTAGTGTGGTGGGCTGTTTACATTGTCTGCCATTCATATCTCCTTATTGCTCAAAGTTAAGTTTAACTATGTTGCTATTCTCTACTCGTTCTATACTTGGTTTGTTATCTTCTTTTAACACAGTTTGTGTATAGTTGTAAAGCTCTTCTCTAAAATTTGTGCTCTCTTCCATTAATGGTACTGCTGCACATAGCATAGAGGCAAGGTTCATTACGTGAAAGTAGTCATCATCATCCAAGGCGTTGTCCTCTGACGCCACAATACCTACGGTTAACTCTCCTGTCCATGAACCATCCTCATCTAAAAACGGTGATAACTTTACCATAACATCATCATCATCAAATTTATGTAGTATCTTTGCCATGTCTTACTTCCTTTCTACTTTATCGTAGGGAAACTTAATAAGATCAGGGTGAGTGTTCTTACCTTTTTCCTTCAGCCATTCCTGTGGAATAACCCTATCTGCATACGGAATCTTATTCCTCTCACACCATTTGGCATACGTAGTCTTTGCTCCCTTACTCAGCTTGCGTTTACTACTCTCAAATACGAAACGTATATCCAGTGCTGGATGTTGTTTCTTGATAGCCACGTGCTTACGTCTATCGTCCGATGTGAACCTACCCTTTGTTTCAATTATGATACCATTAGGTAAAATAAAATCTGGGGTATAGGTGCGGTACATCAAGTCTTCCCATTCAATCTTGACACATTCGTACAAGATAGGATCCTTGTGTTCCTCTAGGTATTCTTTTACCTTGATCTCTAGGCCACTCCTATACCCATGTTTCAGGGCAGCTTTGAACTGCTTACCGTTCACAAGGACAACGGGTTCCAACGAATAGCACGTACACCCAAGGCACGTAGTTCTTCATTGATAGACTGATCAGCATCCTTACGTGCTTGCATTGCAACACGTAACCCTGCATAACGCCTCTCTTGTAGAACACGTTTACGTTCTTTTAGATCAGCTTCCATAGCCTCAATCTCTGCTTGCAAGATTTGGATTTCTTCATTGTCGTTCATGTATTACTCCTTTACTGTTATATAAGAAACTATCTTAGGCTCTTTAGCCTGTGATACTTTAGATGGTAGGTCTTTCATTTCAGGCCAACATTCGTAACGGTAGTCACAGAATCTACAGCCATCGTTTAGTACTGTGTTACCTGATGGCTTACCTCTGTAAGTCTCAGGCACTGGCTCAAAGCAACGTTTAAACTCGTTAGTGTTTACGGTTGTAACTGTTTCCTTAATCTTGTCCAATTCCTCAGACATATCAAGGTTGCTTGCAGGTACATACTTCATGTTACCGTTAGCTTTATTGACAACCCACCAGCCGCCTACCTTCTTACCAGAAGCTTTGGCATAGCCAGCTAATTGACCTACGTAACCAAATGAATCTCCCTTTGCTAGTGATTCAAAGGAATCAAACTTATTACGATATGACCAATCAGACGCAGACTTAACGTCATCTACAGCACCATCTATAACAAGATCATAAGACCCATTGATAGTAGTGCCAGCATCGTCACCCACTTCAAGGCTGACAGTATCTGAATCATCATAGGATACATTTGCCTCTGTAAGCAACCCTTTAAAAACAGCCTCAACAATATCTCCTAACATCATGTTCATTACGAATGTAGTCC